TGGCGGCTTTCCGTGCCGGGCCGAACATAAATTTACGGGAATGGGGGAATGGCGCCCTCGAGACGATTCGAACGTCCGACCTACCGCTTAGGAGGCGGTTGCTCTATCCGGCTGAGCTACGAGGGCGAGTAATAAAATCAAACACTTAGCTGCTCGCGTCTCTCTTTGTCCTGCGGATTGTGTCCAAGATTTGGACAATTTGCGATTAAATCCGCATAATCCGAGATCCCTGGTGGATACATAGTGGACACGGAGATGGCGTCGATCCGCAAGACGCGGAGCGGCCGGTTTCAAGCAGTGGTGCGGGTGCGCGGATACCCGACGGTGTCGCGTGTGTTCCGCACTCGCAGCCAGGCCCGAACCTGGGCGCAGCGCGTCGAGGATGATATGCGACTTGGGACCTGGCGGCAAGACGTCGGGGTCACGGTCGGGGATGTGCTCGACCGCTATCTGCGCGAGATCGTGCCGCTGAAGAAAAGCTGGGCATTCCATCGAACCAATTGCACGAATCTGGCCAAGGGGCTGGGGCGGGTCTTGCTCGCACGGCTGACAGCGCAGGACGTGGTCGCTTACGTCCGCTCCAGGCCGGTATCGCCATCCACAGTGCGCAAGGAGGTGAACACCCTGTCGCATGCCATAGATACAGCCGTGGCGCTGTGGGGGTATGAGATCACTGGTGACCCGGTGGGCAATGCAAAGCGCATTTTGCGGGTGACCAAGGCGCTATCTCCTGCGCCGCCGCGCAACCGGCGCCTGGCTGACGGTGAGGAAGAGGCGCTACTGGCGGCCCTGGGCCGGTCTCCAGAAACCAAGCTGCTGGCGCTGCTGACGCTGGCAACGGGCCGGCGCTTGAAAGAGTTGCTATCGATCTCCGATGAGGTGTTGGTGCGGCGCGGTGGCCGCCTGCTGCTCGAGGTGCGCGATACGAAAACCGATCATCCGATCACGGTGCCGCTGTCAGCGGAGGCAGAGGCGCTGCTGGAGGGTTTCGACGGGTTCACGATGCGGCCAGACAGCTACAGCCAGGCGTTCATGCGGGCAGTGAAGCGAGCCGGGTTGCGCGATCTTCGGCTGACGGACCTGCGGCACGAGGCGCTGTCTCGGCTGTTCGAGCGCGGGCTGTCGGTGCCGGAGGTCATGGCAATCTCAGGGCACCGAAGCCCGGATGTGTTGCTCAGGGTATATTCTCAAGTGGATGCGGATCGATTGAGTGATCGGCTATGATTGAGCGGCCCATACCTCCAGCGCGAATTGCACTAGGTACGGGCAAGGGCGATAGCTTCGGTTCTCCGGCCGTGTCAGATATTTGCGGAACAGCGTCTCGTCAATGCCTAGCTGGCGGGCGATGGCTCGCTGTGACATGCCTATCTGCTCGATCAGTTCTCGCAGATAGGCAGGGTCTGGATTGTGCTGTGATATGTCCGGGGTGGCCATCATGCTCGCCCTGGTTTGTGGCTGACGGACTGCCCGCGCAGCTCCTCGATGAGCGCTTCCTGCGCTGTGTCCTCCATGACCGGATCGGGTGGCTCGCCGTTGGCACGGGCGATGGCATACCAGACAGTCAGCAACTGCGCCAGGTTGTCCTCTGGCGCGTTGAAAAACAGGGCCTCGTCGATTCCGCTGGCGGCGCAGATACGGCGGATCACATCTGCGTCGAATTCAAGATCACCATCGGCTGTGCGGGACAGACTGAGGTCGGAAAAAGCCATCCCCTCGGGGATGGCGATGTTTACTTTGTCTTTCATTATGCTTGGTCTCTGTCGCTGTCAGCCTTAATCTGGTCCAGTTCTGAGCATGATTCCCAATAGGATTTTGCCCGCTCATCCGCAGTCATCTGTCCGAATGCCTTACTCATGATTTTATAGGCCATTCCGAGCGAGACATTACTGATCCCAAGAGCTGCAAGTGGTTTAGGATCACCCGCCAAACGCGCTGCGGCTGCATCAAATAGTTTTTTGTTTTCCATCACTTTTCCTCCGTCCATGCTTCTTTGTGACTGATGATTTCTCCCGCTTCCTTGAGCTTCTCAAGACCGGCAAGTCCCTGCTCCATGGGGTAGATTGTGGGGTTTGCACCATTTACCCCGACGTGGACTTCGTTGCGTTCCTCATCGATTTTAATGGTGTATTCCTTCCCGTCATAATTGATGACCCATGTTTCAAGGTGGTTAATGGTGATGAGTGCCATTTTCCTCTCCTCGCCCTTCCGGGCTGGTTCTGGCGCTCGGGGCCAATCCCCTGCGCTTGTGATTATAGTAGCGCCATTGGTCGCTAATGTCAACAGTTTTTTTACAGCCAGCCGTTTTTTTTCGCGAGGCGCCAGGCATCGGGGTAATGCTCGCGCAGGTACTCGATGCGGCCGTGCGACTCGCCAGAGCGGCCGATGATGCCGTTGCGGGCGTTTGGCCCCATGCGATGGTAGATGTCGAGGATGGGGAGGTCTCGGGTGACGATGTGGGCCCAGACATCGGTTGTACTCCAGCGTGCGATGGGCAGATAGGCTCCGCCGCCGGCGGCGTAGTTATAGGCAGCGCCGCGTTTGGCGATGAGGATGCGTCGAGCGCGGCTCTCGTCTGCGCGCAGGCCCATGACGCGGTGGGTGAGGCCGTGTTGTTCCGCGTAATCGTAAATCTGCGCGAACATTTCGTTGTGGATAGCCTGCTGGTAGTCCTCGACGGATTCCTGGGCGCGGTTGCCGCCCCATTTGTCCCAATCGAACCGGTGGAAATTCCATCCTGCGCGCTCGATCCAGCGCAGCCATTGGGCTCGATCCTCGTCCGTCCAATGGGTAGGGGTGCCAGGGTCGATCATGAGGATGGGGATGCCGGGGTGGACGCGGTGACAGAGATCGGCGACGACGGCGCTGTCTTTGCCGGCACTGAATCCTACATAGGTGACGGCTGGGTCGATGGCGCGAATGATCTCGATGGCCTGCCGCAGTTTGTTTCTATATCCTGGTGTTTGTGCGTGGCTGATGCAGGCTGCGCACCAGATGGGTGTCATCTGGGTGGCCACGGCATGATCTCCGGCAGGTAGATGAGGCCGCAGCCGAAGGCCCGGTTTTTCCCGATGCCGAACTGCAGCAGGCTGGCAAACCGTCCTCGATCGTGGACTTCGATGACGCCAGTTGTTTGCGCAACGCGCGCTGTCACGCCGTTTTTGATGCGGATGATTTCGTCCTCGAAGCGGACAAAGCGCAGCGTGGCCGCGTCGCCGAGTTGGCGTTTGAGCCAGTCGCGCCGGCGGAATCGATCATGGATCTCACGGCGCTTGTAGCCGTGTGCTTTCTCGCGCTTGGTGATGACAAGATCGGCTGCAAACGACACAGGGCGCCCTGTCGGGATGCTGGACAGTGGCAGTTCAGTGCATGGATGGTGCGGCCTGGTGATGCTGAGCATCAAATAGCCGTCGTCCATGCGGCGGTAGAGAAACTTCCTCGGCCCGTCATCGAACAGCGTGTGCAGGTGCTGGTGCACCTCATATGTCGGTATGTTTGGCAGTTTGACTTGGCTCAGAAACACGGCTGTCCCTCCACGCAGTCTTCCCACCAGGGCGAGTACCAATAGGGTGGGCACCAGGGCCGCAGCGGCGCGGCCGTCCCGGTAGCAAGTTGTGCTCGCGCCGGGACGTTGCGGCGCTCCACGATGAATGCGGGGTCGATGTCCGCAAGCTCGACGCGCCATTCATGCACCGCGCCGTAGCCAGCCGCACCGTGGGGACCGATGGAGCGCACATCGTCCAGTAATTGCTGGATGTCGTCCGGCTCGCAGTCGTTGTCCATGATGAGCGCGGCGCGCCATTCTCGCGCGACGATAGTTTTGATCGGTTTGCGACGCTCCTTGAACTGGCCCGCCGCGGTGTTGATCTTCATCTTTCTGCCGAGGTTGGCGCGCTGCGATGGGTAGCGCTTGTGCAGATACTCACGGCCCTCGATGACATCACTGATCGGATAGATGTCTGTGGCGGCCCAGAGCGGTTTACCGTATTCATCAGTCCATAGACGTGCCAGCGGGATGGGAACCGGCACTGGGCCTGTCTCCTGCATGGACGGCAGCACCTGGTGGCCTGCAGATGCCCACGCGAGCAGCGAGGCGAGGTTCTGTCTGGCCACGCCGGCAACAACCGGGGTCGTGACAGTAGCGGTGACGATCAGGCCGCGCACAGCACTTTCTCCGTGCCGAGTGTGCCAGTGGTCAGCCCGTCGCGCATGGCATCGTGATGGCCTGCAATATGATCGAGATAGGCCTCGCCCTTATTCGGCAGCGAGGCGCAGACGATCTCGACGCGGCCACGACCTTGCCGTGCCTGACCGCCGATGTAGCGATCCCAATTATCCAGGGCGATGTCGATGCAGCCGAGGGTGGCGTCCGGGCAGAGGTCATCCAGGGTGAGTTCGATGTGGATCTTCGCGCCGGCGGCGAGCGTCTCGTAGGTGTAGAGCATCTGATTGCCATCTGAGCTGCTGCCTGTGCCGCGCGTGCGCGTCTCCTCGTCGAGCAGGTCGAACGCGGAGACCTGCCTGGCCTCATCCTCCAGCTCAGGCGCGACCAGCGCGAGGGGGTCGGCGTATTCACGTGCGACCAGCCAGGCGGCGATGCGCAGACGGGAGCGTGGCAGGATGAAGCCATCGACGGCGCCACCGAGCAGATCGAGGCTAGGGTAGAGCGAACGGATCATGTGGCCCAGCTCGATGTCGTTTGTTGGCGCCTTGGCGCCGGCCTTCATTTGCCCGCCAGAGTACAGCAGGTTGACGACGGTTTGCGGCACACTGCCGGGCGTGATGTCGAGTTCGTCAACTAGATGATCGGCCAGTGGGGTGCGGAACAGGGTGGCGCGCAGCGCGTTCTCGCTGATGGCTGGCACCCGCGCTGGCACTCCATTGACGAGCATGTTCTGGCGCATGAACAAGCGGGTGTTGGTCTGGTTATCGATGCCAGTTACGGTGTCACCGTGGGCAATCGGTGTGATGGTCTGCAGCGTGATCGAGTATTTCACAGGATGCCCTCCAGAGAATCTTCAAAATCGTCATAGTTGGATTCGGTCGTTTGCAATGCCGACCGTTTCGGTTTTTCGGCGCTGTGGATCATGCGCGCGATAGTGACGATGCTCACCGCCTCGGTTGCCAGACAGCGCAGCACGTCGCCCTGTTGGTCTGCACGGAAGAAACCGGCAATCTGGCTGTCGAATTTCGTTGGCGGAACAGGCCACCGCATCTTGCGTAGCAGGGCCGCCCAGAATTCCGGGATGTTGCGGCTCTGCACGGCGCACAATTCCACGCGCCCAGCCAGTACGGGATAGCGTGTCGTGCCGGTGAACAGGCCGGTGCCGTCCACCGAGTTAAAACAATCCAAGCTGAGCTTGATCAGTTTCACCGCGGTCTGTTGCGGCGGGGTCAGCGTGTCGAGCAGTGTTTGCATGAGCTCGTTTCTCCTCTTTGGTTACGCCGGCCATGAGCAGGGCCGGCAGGAATTCGGGGCGCTGGCGCAGGTTGGCCAGGGTGGATTCCAGGCGCATGGTCTCCGCCGGGTCGCGGCTGGCGCGCTTGTAGTCGTTGAACAGCGAATGATAGATCGCGCTCTTGGCGTAGCCTGCGCGCAGGATTGGCAGTATTTCGTCGATAGCGCGCAGCAGGTCGGCAAGATCGAATTGGCGCCACTCGCTCACGTCGTAGTCTGGCGCGTGCACATACAACCCGAACCGTTCGATGCTGGCCAGTTGGCAGCGGTGCCACAGCCGGATTTTCACGTCGGTCGTGAGCACGCCGGTAATGGCGGTTTGGCCTGGCAGGCGGGCCAGATCGCGGATGATCTGCAGCCATGGGCGCTTGTCCTGCACTACTGACTCGACCGAGATCACCGCCAGCTCAAAACCCGTCGGCGCGCTGGCGATGAAATTCCCTGGGCGCCCTTTGCCGATATCCATCAGCCAGGCGCATGGGATGCAGAAATGCGTGGCCGTGCGGAAACGGAATAGTTGCGAGTCGCCGACGGTTGTGCTCTTGATGATCTTCTTGGTCGGCACGCCTTTGTGGCGTATTTCATCTCCACATATCATGCAGCGTCCGGATGCGGGTTCAGGATCGTGTTTCGGTGCGGGCTGTCCTGCCGACAGCCAAATGAGTTCTGACGGCATCAGCTCGCCCTCCTGATCCGCCCCAACTGCTGCCGCATGGCCTCGTCCAGTAGCATGTTGAGCATGCTGCGCGGGTAGACTTTGATTTTTCCCAGGCGCACCGGCTCGGGGAAGTCGCCACGGGCGATGTATGTGCTCAACGTCTCGCGCTTGACGCGGAGCTTTTCGGCCATTTCGTCGATGGTGTAGAAGTCGTCGATTGGCATGCTACCCCCTGCTGACCAGATCAGGCCGTGTGATGTGGTTGACCGGACTGATGACTCGATCGTTATCGTCGAATTCGGCAACGCCGATGTGGTCGAGGTACTCGATATATTCACCGCGCAATCCGCCGAGCGATACGCACCAGACGGGCTCCAGTGCGTCGCGCAGGTCGGCGCAGGACTCGCAGGTTTTGTACGTCGACCACTCGCCGCCCCACATCCCATTGATGACCTGGTAGCGCTCGCCAGGTTTGATCGCGCGGCGGCACTCGCAACAGATGTGCGGCTTGCGCGCGGTGTGCCAGGTTTCGTTGATCAATGTCGGTTGTTCGGTGTCGATGCAGCAGCTCATTGGTCACCTCCGTTGTTCAGTCTCCACCGCATCGAATGGCATCAAAAATGACCTTCTTCCATTTTTTCCACCAATCCAACGCTTTTTTGTCCATTTTTTTGATGTCGTCATCAGAAAATGATTGCCAAAGCTCAATGGAATGTTGTTGGCAGCCTATTGCCAACTGATTCTTCCACCAAACAACGTGATATCGAGGTAACAACAAAGTGGAATTCGGCAAGATGCACAAACGCAAGTCAGACCCGATTAAGTTAGCTCCACTCAAGTTAGACCCGCTTAAGTTAGCTCCACTCAAGTCAGAGCCGCTTAAGTTAGCTACACTCAAGTCAGAGCCGCTTAAGTTAGCTCCACTCAAGTTAGAGCCGCTTAAGTTAGCTCCACTCAAGTTAGACCCGCTTAAGTTAGCTCCACTCAAGTTAGAGCCGCTTAAGTTAACCCCACGTAAGATAGCTCTACTCAAATCAACGTTGCATAAGACAGCTCTACTCAAGTTAGATCCACTCAAGTCAATCCTGCGCAAGACAGTTTTGTTCAAGATGGCCCGACGGCCATCTTGTCCGTTTGTCTCCAACCAGAGATTATGATCGTCTAAAATTTTTTTGATATTCATGTTTACCTTCAGTTTGCCACTTTTCATGTCCACGGTGTTCATGACGATCTCCACTACGTTCGCGCCATGTATTGTCTTGCAGGCCATCCAGTTTCAGGTGTTCATCTCATTCCCCTCCTGCCAGCATCATCCATGCTGCTGCCGCTTGCAGCGGGACTTGGCCGTTACCGAGTGCCCTTATCCTGTCCACCCGATTGGCCACCCCATCAGCCATTCGACCCACTCCGGGTTCAGCCGTCCACCAGGCCGGACGATGCCCGCAGCGGGGTCGTTCAGTTGCCTCCTTCGCTGTCCTGGATTGCCAGCCGTTCTCCAGCAGCCCGCGTCCGGGGTTGGCCACATGGTTGCAGCCGCTGCCAGTAGCGGACGCCCATGGCTTGAGTTGCCCGCCATACTCCCAATCCCCTGCCTCGCCGTTGTCGCTGTCGGTGTCGGAAGCAGCCCGGCTTGCCAGGCACCACCATCGAGCGCGTAGGTGCGGGGCACCAATTGCGGAAGCTGGTAGCACGCACCATCGAGCGTCATACCCCATGGCGGCCAAGTCTCCAAGCACTCTGCCGAGTCCTCGAACAGTGATTGCTGGGGAGTTCTCCAGGAATATGTATCGTGGTTGAATTTCGCCAGCCACCCGGACGACTTCCGACCAAAGGCCTGAGCGCTCGCCGTCAATGCCTGCCCCAGCTCCGGCGACTGAAATATCTTGGCAAGGGAATCCCGCATGGATGCAATCCACTCGTCCATTCCAGTCGGATGGGTTGAACAATCGGATATCTCCCTCCCACACGTGCAATTCAGGAAACCATCCATCAGATGCCCTTTTTCTCAGAACTTCGCAGCAAAATTTGTCATATTCGACAGCGCAAATTGGTTGATGGCCGAGAATTAAATCTGCTAACAAGCCTCCCCCGGCCCCGGCGAATAAGTGCATAGTCTTCACGCTGGTTTGCTCCGTAGCACTTTATGTTATTGCCCCTTCATTCTTTTGAGCCATCGCGTGCGCGCCGCCTTGCACCATCGGCACATGCGATAGGTGAACCGAAACGCCTCGATGGGCTCGTCTTGGTGCGGTGGATAAAGCGGCCCGATGATCTCGTCGATAACGATCTCTCCTGGGCGTTTCCAGCAGTTCTCACATAAATCAGAACGGGATGTCATCGTCAAAATCCTGCGGCCCAGGTTGTTGCACCGGCTGCTGGGCGTTTCCGCGGCTGTCGAGCATCTGCATCTCGCTGGCAACGATCTCGGTGGTGTAGCGGTCGCTGCCGTCCTGGGCCTGCCACTTGCGGGTGCGCAGGCTGCCCTCGATGTAAACCCTGTCTCCCTTGCCCAGGTACTGCCCGGCGATTTCCGCCAGGCGGTTGAAGAAAACCACCGTGTGCCACTCTGTGCGCTCCTGCTTCTCCCCGGTGTTTTTGTCCTTCCAGGTGTCCGATGTGGCAATCCTGATGTTCGTCACTGCCATCCCGGTGCTTGTGGCCCGCTGCTCCGGGTCCGCCCCCAGGTTGCCGATGAGAATGACCTTGTTGACGCCTCTGCTTGCCATTACCGCTCCTCGTCGATGTCGATGTCAGTGACAGGGCAATTCGGCGCGTGCTTGCCGGCCGGCCAGTCTTTACATGTCGCGGCACAGATGCTGCGCGCCCAATCTTCGATATGATTGAGTCGGTCGGCCATCTGTTCTAGCAAAACGGCCATTTCCGTGGCTGCGGCCATGAGACGTGCGTTTGCAGCTTGTTCTTTATTGCCTATGCGGTAACTGCCCGTTGAGGCGATTACGGTTGAGCGACACGAATCCGCGATAGGCACCTCAAAACATGCTTGCGCATACACGCCGCCGTTGGCCACTTTCCATGGTTTTGGTGTTGTGCTGTTACGCAAAGACGCAAGTTCGCGTGCGCGTTTAATCAGCTCGTCGTTGTTCATTTCAACCTCGCCAACGGTGATGCCAGGAACGCAAGGATCGCGGCGCAGATCAACAGGATCAGTCCCACGGTGTTCATGACGATCTCCACCCGCTCTTCCCCGGTGCCGTACCGGCAGGACAGGGCGCCGAAAATGGCGGCGATCCGCCGGCTGGCCTGGTTTGATAGAGCGCCCCATGCTTTTGGACTTCTTGGTCCCCGCCGCTACCGGTTTCTACGTTTTACAGCGATTCGGACCTAGCGGTTTCAGTCCTAGCGGTCTACCAGGCGCGTATATGACGCATCAGCCGGCGTCTCGCCATAAACTGTTGCCCTGCATCGAACGGCCGGGCCAGCCGCACGTGGTCGCGTCGATGCTCGCCACCCGTTTTCCCTGGCCAGCGGGTCACTGGTAGAGGTGCGCCAGGGCGCCGTGGTGGAGCCACCGCGGAGAGTCGAACTCCGAACCGACTGAGTACAAAACAGCTGCTCTGCCATTTGAGCTACGGTGGCGTTGTGATTCATGATGCTTTTCTATGCGTCATTCCAAGCTTTTCGCGGCTTGATCTGCCACTACATCTCTGCAGCCAGCTCGTCATAGGCCGCAGCCAGTTCATCGCGCTGGATCGCATCCGGAACCAGATCGATGTTAGCGGCCGCCTCATCGAGTTCGTCGCGTGTCGTGGCCCGCTGGAGCTGGTCCATCACCTGGGCGTATGTCATGGACGGGGTCTCCAGTGCCAGCTTGCGCTGCTTGTAGGCCTCGCGGGCCTGCTTGATGTCGTCGTCATCGGTGAGCTTGCCGGCCAGGTTCGCGACGTCTGACAGGGCTCGCATGTCGTCGGCTTTCGAGATGGCTTTCAGTACGTCCTGCAGCTCGACCGGTTGGATGTCGGCCTTGGATTTGCGCTTGTCTGCCAGAGCGGCTTTGACGCGGCTCTTGCGGGATTTTTTGGTGGCTTTCTCCACAACCTCCGCGTCGCCCATGTCTCGCGGAATATCCTGCGCCTCTTCAGCAATGTAGATGCCTTTCAGCACGTCGGGGAACACGTCGCGCAGTGCCCAGGCGCGGGCGCGCATCTGTAGCATGCGCTTTGGATATTGCTTCCATGGGCCGGGCTTCCCGGCCAGTCCGGCGCGCTTGGCGTCCTCCATCGTGAAGGTGCGGGTTACCGGCTCTTCACCGCGGCGTTTAACGGTGCAGCTTGCAACCTCGCCGTTCTCGCCGATGTTCTCCTCGATGGACTCCAGCAGCCCGGAGCCGCGCACCAGGGCGATCATGGCGTCTCCCCAGATGGATGGGAGGCCATTGATCACAGCGATGTTCTGCATTGCCTGGAGCGGCGGAAGGCCGATCTCGGCGCCCCATTGGACAGCCACCAGCACGTTGCCTGGGTTGCCCTGGTAGTCTTTCGGCACGATACTGGACTTGGCCAGGATCTCGGAGAAACGCAGAGCCTCATCGAGGGTCTGCGGAGTCAGATTGGACAGGGTCTTATGTTCACTCTTCTCGGCCAGTGTCGTGATATTGGACATGCTCAATCTCCTTCTTCTTGAGGCGCAGCACACGCGCGCCCGGTTTCTCGGTGGTGTGCCGCTCGATCACTTCCTGCGGCGGTTTTAGTTCGGCGACGATCGCCTTCCAGTCCGTGCGGCGGCTTGGCTTGTTCTGCTTCCAAGTGGCCAGCACGCGGCCTTTGTACTCGATGGCCTCGGCGTCCTGCGCGGCGCGGAACACAGTCATCTTGCGCTGCTTGACGATCTCTTCCAGGTCTTTGATCTCGGCCTTGAGCCGCGCGATGTCGGCCAGGGCTTCGGCCACCGTCACGTCTACGGCAACGGTTTTTCCGGCTGTGTGCGATCGCCAGATTCGGCGGCACTCGTCAGCAGTGGACGGCTCCGGCGGCATGTCGGCCTCAATGTGCTCGCGCCACCAAGTGCTAGCTGTCTCCAGCAGGTCGTCGAACAACTCGCGGTCGGCCTCGACAGTGTAGATGCAGTGCTCCCGCCCGCCGAATAACACGGCCAGGTCGCCGACAGTGGCCCCGGTAATACCGAGGTACCACTGCACCTGCAGCCAGCAGTGTTCCGGCACCTCGTCGGTGCCCGGCTCGCCCCATTCGTCCGAGCGGTTGCGGGCCAGAGCGTGGGCCGTTTTGCACTCCAGGATGCGATCGGTGGTCAGCCGGTGACCGTCGTTCAGCACCCGCACCCGCTTGGCGATCTCGGGGTTGATGACGGCGCGGTCGATGTTGGCCAGGGCCGGCGTGCCGGGGATGTGCAGGGTGAAGTTCACCCGCTGCACACGCTGGTCGGTCACCTCGGCATAGCGTCGAGCAACCAGATCCTCGAGTGCGTGCCCCCAGTACGCAGCCTCCTCATTGATAGTGGTCTCGGTTTGCCGGCCGGTCTTGTTTAGGTACACGTCCAGCGGCGTGCGCCAGGGGTTCAGGCCGAGGATGGCGCTGATGTCGGTGCCGCCAATGCCCCGGCGGCGGACGTTCAGCCACTCATTACGGTTGTTGGTCTTTATGGCTTTGGCAGTGCTCATGCTGCGTCCCTCCGAAACCACATATAGGGCTGCTCGGCGACTCGGTTCATGTAGGGGATCGCCATTCCGAGGATGAGCCTTCCAAGCATCTCTTCATCCTCGTTGAGGATGGCGTCCGCAATGGCGATCACGGATTGTCGTTCCCCGCCGCTTTCCCAATTCGGGACAGCATCGGGGCCGATTGCCTCCCAAATCGCCCCGGAAATCGCCAAAAAAACATGGTGATCGTCTGTTTCCATCATGCGCTCGATGAGCTCACATGCTTTGTCTGACAGCTCTTCTTTCATTCGTCCTCTCCCATTCCGAATTCGATGGCCATGCCGACGACGAGCGTGACGATGCCGCCGATCACCAACCATGCGATGGCGACGGCTAAAAAAAACATCACGCTGCCTCCGTTGGATCTGCGTTCAACTGACGATGGGCGCGGTATTCGTCGATCTGAACCACTTTGGCGCGTCTGCGCGCCTCCATGGCCCGACGCTGATCTCGAATCTCGAGAATTCGACGCCAGATTCCGTTCGGCGCCAGGCTGGGCCAGCGTCCCTGGGTTTTGAACATCCGTTTTGCCCACGCGATCCTCCTTTCAATGTTTCGTTCTTTTTCCTCTGCTGCTCGTTGCAGCTCACTGGATGGTCGATAGTTCATGGTTTCCTCCGTCGTTGCCCGCCGTAATGGCGGTGTTGAAGGAAGATTAGCAACTAAAAGTTGCCATGTCAACAACCGAAAGTTGCAGCATTATGCGGTATAACTTCATAATCACGATCAATTCACGGAAATAGGAGGGAAGGATGCGCATTCCAAAGCTGGTGTCGCAGCGCCTGAGGGAAGAGGTCCCACGATTTCAGAAAGTGTTGGCCGAGGCGCGTTCGCGGGATGTGAACGAGGCCGACACCGTCATCATCGTCACCGACATTCTCGAGCGCGTCTTCGGGCTCGACAAATACACCGAAGTAACACGCGAATACGCAATCAAGGGGACCTATGTCGATCTCGCGGTGAAAATCGACGATTCGCTGCAGTATCTCATCGAGGTCAAGGCCATCGGCATGGACCTGCGTCACAACCACCTGCGTCAGGCGGTGGATTATGCGGCGAAGGAGGGCGTCAAGTGGGTGGTGCTCACCAATGGCGTCGATTGGGAGGTGCACCGTGTCGATGTGGCCGGGCAGGTCTCCAATGAACAAGTTGTCCAGTTCAACTTTCTGGAGCTTTCGATGCGCCGGCAGGAGGATCAGGAATTGCTGTTTCTGCTGTGCCGCAAGGGCCTCGATAAAGACCTGATGGACGAGTTCTATGAGCGGCAGCAGGCATGCAATCGCTTCATGATCGGTGCACTTGTCTGTGGCGACGACGTGGCCGCGCTGGTGCGGCGTCAGCTACGCGCCATCACGCCGGGTCTCAAGGTGAGCCTGGACGAAGTGAAGGAGATCATTCGCAACGAAGTGGTCAAACGCGACATCACAGAGAGCGAGCCTGGGGTTCAAGCTCACAGAAAAGTCGCCCGGCAATTGGCGAGGCTCAAAAAGGACCGGGAGCTCCGCAAACAAGCGGCCGAGCCTTCTCAAGAGGCGTGAGCGTTCATTCCAAATCCACCACCACCTGCCGCACCAGTGTTGACTAGCGATGTTGTCAACCGTCCTCGCCTGGAGGATGCAAATTGTATTTCTTGATCACATTGCCGCTGACCGGATCAATATAGGTCGTTTCGGTAACACACAGCGTCACACTCTGTCCAATTCGGAGATCGGCAATCAATTCAGGATGACGTCTGTCGAAGCGGATCCTCGCCGTTCCTTCCTGTGTTCGCAGCTCGATTCGTCCCGTTGCAGCCAACAAGGCCACTTCGCCGGAAAGTTCAACTTGCTGTTCGGCAGGCTCTTCCACCGCCTCAAGTGCAACTCGCAACGTGGCCATTTGCGGCACAGTGGCCGACCAGTGGTAATGCTTGCCATCAGGACTGTCCCAGGAGAACTCGCAGGCCAACGATTCGCCTTCCATGGCCTCGATCAGCGCGGCAAGGCTTTTGCCGGCCCGAATACCGATGTTGTGCAGTTTTTCAATGAAGTCGCTGGTTGGCGCATTCAAAATCTCGAACAGGGCGGACAAAGCGTCCTGTACCGGCGAGTCGCCAGCCAGATCCGGCGCAACGTTCGCCGTGAGGATCATGCGCGAAGAACCGTGTGCCAATCCGGCCAAGCGCAAATCGATCATATCAGCCCACTCCCTGGGGACATGGTGAGCATCATGCTGATGGCGCAGCTTGTACGAGGCATACAACACTAGCTTGTTCAGCGGTTCTGCCAACTTGGCCACCAGATGCAGCGGCATGGAGGTATTCAGCACCTTCTGTCCGGCCAACCGCAGCTCGAAAATCTCTTTTCTGCGCCGTGCCTGCTCGATCTCGAGCGCGCGCTGAAGCTCCTGCAGGCGATCTTCCCAGGACGCCTTGAAGAAGGCGCGTGTGTGGTCTTCAAGGTCCTGGCGTTCTTCGTCATATCCGGCCATCAGGCCGCGGACGGTTTCGATTTCAGACTGAAGTTCCGCAATACGATTCATAGCGTTACCACCGCAATGCCTTTGGGTGTTCTTCGGTCGCGGCAGAAGCCGAACAGTCCACGCCAATAAGCAAATTCTGTCTCTCTGCCGTCATCAGGAATATAGTAGACATCGCACCCGAAGCGAAATTTGGCCTGCCGGTTGTCCAGCAACGCGCGCAGCGCGGCTTGGTTTTCGCGCGACAAGGCATTGGTTTTTCTGGCATTCAGCACCAGAAGCAAATCAACGTCGCTCGGGTTCGGTTTGGCCGTGACGTAAGAGCCGTCTATCCAGACAGAGGCCGGTATCTCAAATTCGCAGAACGCCTCCAGAAAGGCAAGGAGGCTATCTGTCAGGTTTTCGCGGGTAGGTGACGAAACTGGCTGAAGAAAGAGTGTTTTGATCTGGTCGACGGTAATGTCGTGAAACCCAGGCGCCAGCAGCGCCGGGTAATCAGTCTTTGCTTCCATAGAGCGCCCTCAAGTCCTTGAGCAGCGGTTCGAGGTGTTCCAGCGCCTGCTCCGGCAGGGAGAGCAGAATATCGACCGCGTCACGGTAACGTTGCGGCGCGGTGTTGTAGCGGCTGGGAGAACGGCCAAAGAAGTCTTCTTGCCCCGGTTCCGCATTTTGGGTGTGTGATGCACTTTCTGTTTGGCGCATATCGCCGCGTCCAGTAAGCAGCCATTCACCGTTGACCCCTAGACGAATAGCAATTTGAACGACTCTGCTGGACTTTGGAATCGACTCTCCAGCCAGCCACTTTCGCGCTGATTCTCCCGACACGTTGAACATGCGCGCCAAATTAGCGCGCCTGCCTCTTCCGCTGGGAATTCCGGCTAAGTCACATGCTTGATTCAGGCGCTCAGCGAATTGCGCCTTTTCGTCATTAACAACCATAGGTTGCACCATATCGCCAGTCACGACACGTTGCAGTTGTTGACAAGTGCAACTATTGGTTGCCATACTCATGCGCATGAATATCGTTCAGCATCTCAAATCAATCTTTGGCGGTAGCTACGCCGCCGTCGGAAAGGCCCTTGGCGGTCTCTCCGGTGAGGCAATTAGAAAATGGGAAAAAAACGGCATCCCGGCCGAGCGCGTCCGTGAAATTGCTGAAGCGACGAACTGGCGCATAACGCCTCATCAGCTTGCGCCGCACATATATCCGCATCCGGATGACGGGTTGCCGGAAATGTTCCGTGGCACGGCCGTCGAAGCCGCCGCGCGAGACTCTTGGGCCACTGGCACGGCGTCGGAAGAGGCGGCATAGATGAAGGTCCCTCCATCCATCCCTCCAGCGCCAACCCTGGCGCATTCCCCGGCAGTCTTTCCCCAGCGGGCTGCGCGGGGCTTTTTATTCCGGGCCGTCTTCATCGTCGAGCGAAGCAATGAAGGCGTCGAAGGCGGTCCACAACTCTGCGAGAGGGCACCCAGTCGCAAACACACGATTGCGATCAGGGTGCCCATTTTCCCCAGACGCGGGGCAATTCGGCCAACGGCTGTGCGAGCAGGGCACCAGCAGCGATTTCCCTGCCGCCATGGCCATGGTTTTCACAGTGGCGCCGACGAAATGGCATCGGGTTTCAGAAACGCCCTGGAAGACGAAAAGGGCAAGACTCGCACCCCCCGTGCGGCGCTTTCCATGGCTGTCGTCGTCATTCATACAACGGTCTCCTCGGGTTTCGCAGTGCAATCTGAGTGTGGACAGGATCGTGCTCGTTTCCCACGTGTAATCAGGAGGACCTTACATGGACCAGCTCGACCAGGCCATCTACGACACGGTGCATGATGCCGGCACCGCGCAATTGGCCGCGCGCCTGGGCATCAGCCGTCAGGTGCTGATCAACAAGGCCAACCCAAATGACGACCGCAACCACCTCTCTCTGCATCAAGCGCAGGCCATCATGCGAGCAACGGGAGACATTCGCATTCTCAATGCGCAGGCCGCACTGCTGGGCTACGACATAACGCCGAAATCCACATCGTCTGACGATAATCCGCTGCACGCCCTGGTCCGCACCATGTCCGAAACCGCCGAAGCCATCCAGAGCGCATCTTCCGCTCTCGAGGACGGCCGCCTTACCCAGCGGGAGCTGGCCGAGTGCCGCAAGGAGATCGCTGAGGCGGTCGAACAACTCTCGCGCCTGGAAGCCTCGCTGATCGCGTTTGCTGACCAGCAGCAGCCGAGGAGAATCGCGTGAGCATCGACGCGACACGATGGGCTTGGGAGCAGGTCTGCGACAAGGCCACCGACAAGTTCGTGTTGCTGTCGATGGCCGACCGCGCAGACGAGCATCACTGCTGCTATCCATCCATCCAGCGACTCGCTGAAGATACTCAACTCAACCGGAAAACGGTGATGGAATGCATTCGCCGGTTGGAGTCGCGCGGCCTGATCGAGGCCGACAGGTCGAATGGTCGACACACGAAATACCGGCTCATCGGTGTGCATGGACGACACGAAACCAGTCCCAAAATCGGCACTGGTGGGCGAACACTAACCGGTCCCAAAAACGGGACCGCTTCCAGTCCCAAAACTGGGACCGGTCCCAAAAACGGGACCAGTACCAAAAACGGACATGACCAGTCCCAAAAACGGGACCGCACCAGTCCCAAAAACGGGACACTAACCTACCAAGAACCTACCAAGAACCTACCAAGCGCTGCGCAGCTACGCGCGCACGCGCGCGAGACGGCAATCGCAGACAATCATGCTCACCCAACCGAGCTGGTCGCCACACTGGCCGAACTCGGCTTCCGCGCCGAGCAGGTCCACACGCCCAAGGTCATGGCCATGCTGCGCCGCTGGCAATCCGCCGGCGTGACACCGGACACCCTCCGCCAGCTCGTCATCACGCTGCGCGCCAGAACGCCCAATCGCGAGTTCGGCCCCGCGTACCTGGACGCTCCCATGCACGACTACCTCGAGGCACTCAACCATGCACAGACCGACACCGGCAGCACAACTCGCCACTCAGGCCATCGGCAACGCACGAAAGCCGAGATGTTCTGGGACAACATCGGCCCAGGGCTCGCCATCCCGTGGGACGCGCCCGATCCCTGAGCCAATCCCGGATCACTGGGTCGACAAGCTCTTCGCGCGGCTGGCGGCAATCTACGGGCATCGCTTCCAGAGCACTTATCCGGACGACAAGGCGCTGACATTGGCGAAGCGGGAGTGGGCGCAGGCGCTGGGCCGGGTGGCGCCAGAGCGGATCGCCTCGGCGTTGGACAAGCTCGTCGAATCGGCGAGCCCCTGGCCGCCGTCGTTGCCGGAGTTCATCGCGCTGTGCCGAGTGTCCGCCGAGGACCTGGGGGCGCCTTCCGCCGCCGAGGCGTGGCGCATCGCCTGCAATGCGCGCGGCAAGCCAGGCACCCTGCAGCAGCGGTACCGCCACCCGCTGGTGCTGGCCGCCGCCACGCATCCCGACTGCGATCTGTTCACCTGGTCGCAACTGCCGGAACGTGAGGGGCTTGCCCGCTTCCGCCCAGTGTACGAGCGACTGCTGGCGCAGATGGCAAACGGCGATGAGTTCGTCTGGCCGGAACCGCGCAAGGACATTGAGGACCGTACCGGCAGCGCTGTCACACCGCGCGAGAAGGCCGAAGCTCGTTACCAGGCCAAGCAGGCATTGCGAGCAATGAGGGCCCGTGTGACCGGTAGATCTCCGATTACCGACTGGCAGCGCGTCCACGGGATGCGGAGGTACGTGTGATGGCGATCAAGCCTCATCGGCATCGCTGTGACGCATGCGCATTCTCAGCATGGGACGGCGATGAAGAGCGACTCTGGTGCCGCAAAGGGCAACCCGGATGCCCGGAAATTGGGGACTGGTGCCGTGGATTCGAGCGTTACCCAGGCGCCGAACCCATCGAGGAGAAACGATGACGTCGAAATGGAAAACGCATCGTTGGCGCCGTGGAGAACGGCACCCGAAGGCGCGTCTGAGCGATCACGACGTCGAGTTCATGCGCCAATTGCACGATGAGTATTGTTTGAGCGTGGCCGATGTGGCCCGCAAATTCGACGTGAGCTATTGGACGGCGCGAGACATCTGCAAATACCGAACGAGAGCCGCCGTATGAGCACCAACAACCTCTACGATCTCATTCGCAGGCTGCATCGGCAATTCCCCATCAATGATCGGGCACCACACGCTGCTTGTGAACAATGCGGTGCCGCAGCGATCGGAGGCGATCTCTGCGCCGATTGTCTGGTGGACGAGATCGAAAAAATCACGGGAGACAGTTATCACCCACACAGATATCGCACGCAGATCGCTCTGCAGCAGTGGCATCTGCGAGAAATGGTCAAAAACGTCGAACGGAGAATGCATGAACATGATGAAGAAAAAAAATCTCGACTATGCGGATGAAATTCGCGGCAAAGCCTGGGAACAATGCAAGCCGCTGATCGCAAGAGGCCGAATCGGTGATGCCTACCGCATCATGACCGATGCCTGCGCTAAGGCGTGGGAGATCGAGCGCAAAGAGGTCAATTGATCCTGATGATTCATATCAACCTGCCATGGCCGCCCTCTGTCAACCGTTACTGGCGGGCTGTGCGAGGACGTGTGCTCATTTCGCGTGATGGTCGAGCCTACCGTAGCCGGGTAGGGCAGATCGTTGCGCTCAGCGGCATTCAGCGGCTCGGGAGCGCTCGCATCGGCGTGTATATCACCGCCTACCCGCCCGACCGGCGCCTGCGTGACCTCGACAACACACTCAAGGCGACCCTGGATTCGATTTCCCACGCCGGCCTGTTTGACGACGATGGGCAGATCGACGACCTGCACATCACGCGCGGCCCGGTGGAAAAACCCGGCCGCCTGGAAATCACCATCAGCCAGCTGGAGGCTCCTGCATGAACCCGCCAAAGCTTCGCCATTTCCGGCCAGAGGAATTCCGCGAATGGTGGCCTCTGATGGACCCGCGTTTACTCGAAGCGCTGGATGAATTCCGGGATCGTCTGCGCGCGCCGGTAATGATCTCCCCAGCACAAGGAGCACTCGGCCGACATTTGGGGGCTGAACATCACAGCCGGCACAATGTCGACCGCTGGGGCACCGTGCAGGCCGCGGACATCATGCTCCCCCGTGGCCCGGATTTGTATGATCAGCATAGCGCAATGGCGGTGGTCGGAATTGCCACTTCCTGTGGTTTTGGCGGCATTGGTATCTATCTCGGCTGGGAACCCTATCCGGGGATGCACCTCGACATCCGTCCATTCAAGCCAGGCGGAATTTCAGCGACGTGGTCTCGTGTCAACGGCAAGTACGTTGCCATGAGTCAGGCATGGGAACGGAAAATCACATGAACGAGAAACGTTCGATGCCATGGCTCGAGGTTGCCGGGATGCGCATTCGCGTCATTGACGGCGACCCGAAATCACGACCACCTTATCGAGCATTCGGCACCATTGCTTGTCATGGCGACATTGCCATTGTCGATGGATTGGTAGGGAAAATCAGACCAAGTGAAATCACGTTGTTTTATCGCAAGGTTCGCAATCTCGGATATCGATGGCTAGTCGCTGAACGAGTCGGAAAACATCGTTTGCCATATAGCCGCTTGATCGATCGAGACGGCGCGTTTGGTGGATGGTACGAAGTGGATTTGACGCAATTCGATGAGATGAAGGACGAACCCATCGCATGATGGCCCTTGGAAAAAATGGACGATGTTGGATTCGAACATGACCGATTTTGCGATGTGTGAAATGGGCATTGGTGAAGGGTGCCTTTGCCACAGGGCAGGCACCTGCCGGAGAAGTCCCTCCAGCGGCACCCGCCAGGGCGACAGGCAACCGTGGGCTGACTGGTGGAAGACCTGGGTAAACGGCGACCCAATGACCTGTGAGGGGTATTGGTCAGTTGAGGAGGCGACATGCAAGGACTGACGCTACGGCAGGAAAAATTCTGTCTGGCCTATGTGGAGTGTGGGAACGCTTCGGAGGCCTACCGGCAGACCTACAACGCCTCGCGCATGAAACCGCAGACGGTCAACCGCAAGGCGAAGGAGCTGCTCGATAACGGCAAGATTGCGGCAAGGGTCAACGAACTCAGGGCCGAGCTGGCAAAGCGCAATATCTGGACCCGCGAGCAGTCCGTCAAGGCGTTGATCGAGGTGATCCGCCACCCGGACAAGCAGACCGACGTGATCGCCGCTGTGAAGGAACTCAACGCCATGCACGGTTACAACGCGCCGGACAAGCTCGAGGTCAGCGGCCCCAACGGTTCTCCACTGCCAACACGCATCGTCATCGACTGGGGAGACGGTTCTGAGGAATGAATGAGCTGAGTATCCAGCTTCCGCCATGGGCAAAACCCTACCGCCACCCGGCGCGCTACAAGATCGCCTATGGCGGGCGTGGCAGCGGCAAGAGCACCGCTTTCGCCAGGATGACCATCCTGCGCGCAGTCCGTGAGCCGGTGCGCGTGCTCTGCGCCCGCGAATTGCAGAACTCGATCCAGGACTCCGTGCACCAGCTCATCGCCGATCAGATCGCGATCATGGGCCTGTCGGCGCTGTTCCGCGTGCAGGAGAAGGGCATCACCAGCGCTGCCGGTGCCGAGTTTCTATTCAAGGGGCTGCGTGGAACCCGAGGTGATGCATCTCAGCTCAAGAGCCTGGAAGGAATTGATATCTGCTGGGTTGAGGAGGGGCAGACTGTGTCCAAGGCCAGCCTGCAGACCCTCATCCCTACCATCCGTAAGCCAGGATCGGAGATCTGGATCACCTTCAACCCAGACCAGGAGAGCGACCCGGTTTATCAGCTCGCCAAGAATCCACCGGACGGAGCCATCGTGCGCAAGGTCAACTGGGACCAGAATCCATGGTTTACGCAGGAGCTCGACATGGAACGGCGCTGGATGCAACGCACCGATCCCGATGCCTACGCGCATGTCTGGGAAGGGCACTGCCGCCAGTACACCGACGCCCAGGTCCTGCGCGGCAAGTGGGCCGTGGAGCCCTTCGCCCCAGGTGGCGACTGGCACGGGCCTTACTACGGCGCCGATTGGGGCTACGCCCAGGACCCGACCACACTGGTGCGCTGCTGGATTCACGGCGGCCGGCTCTACATCGAGCACGAGGCCTACCAGGTGGGCTGCGAGATCGACCAGACCCCGGACCTGTTCGATACCGTGCCCGGCTCTCGCACACACCTCATTCGCGCAGACTCCGCCCGGCCCGAGACGATCAGCTATATGCGCAGGCATGGATTTCGGATCGTCGGCGTCAAGAAAGGCAAGGGCAGCGTTGAGGACGGCGTGGCCCATTTGCGAGGCTATGAGGAGATCATCATCCACCCGCGCTGCGTCCATACCGCCGAAGAGGCCCGCCTGTGGTCGTTCAAGGTGGACAAGCTCAGTGGTGACGTGTTGCCGAAGCTCGAAGACCGCCACAACCACTGCTGGGACGGTGTGCGCTACGCGCTGGAGCCGATCATCCATGCAGGAGTCGGCGGCGGGCACGCCGCCGGCATCATCAAGAGGACCGTTGCATGACCTGTTTGCCAGCGACAATATCCGAATTGGCAGAGCTCATTGGCGAACCCGACGCGCTTCGGCTGGCGGAGCATTACCAGGGACAACGGCTCTACGTGCCCGCCGACCCGGCGCCGGAGCATGCCATCAGCCAACTCATTGGTTATGCGCAGGCCCAGCGGCTCGCCGCGCATTACGGAAGCCAGTCTCTTGATATACCGATGCTGCATGCACGCAAGATCGATCTTCGCAATCGAGCGATCAGAAACGACAGCGAGCGCATGAGCTATGCGGAACTGGTGCGGAAGTGGAATCTCAGCCGCCGGCAGATCGCAAACATTCTCAACGCAGAACACCACACCCCGCAAAACGACCTGTTCGAGGAACACTCATGAAACTGCTGCAAGCCATCCGTGCCCTGATCCCAGGCGCAAAATCGGCCCAGATGGCCGCCGTCCGGCCGCGCACAGGCCGTCTCTATACCGATATTGCCACCGGTCCGATCATGGACGAGCTCATTGCGACGATCGACGTTGACGAGGTCCTGCGCGGCCTGGGAAAAACCCGAGCGGAACTTCGCAAGATGGAGTTCGATGCCGAGATCGCAACCGCACTGGAAACACGCCTCAACGCCCTGCTTGGCATATCTTGGAGACTCGATGAAAGCAATACATCGAGTGAACGCATTGACTGGCTAAAATCGCAATTGCAGCCGAGATTGGAGACGATTATTCGCGGCGCATGGCGAGCCGTGCCCTATGGCTACGCGGTGCAAGAGATCATCTACAGCCGGGAGCCAGACGGCCGTATCGGACTGGCACGGGTGACAGAAAAACCCTTCGAATGGTTCCAGCCCACGCGCAACGGCGGACTGTATCTGCTGCGCCCTGATGGCAGCAAAGTGCAGGTCAATACCGACATCAAATTTCTACTCACACGCCGTCAGCCCAGCTGGCGCCAGCCCTACGGCGAAGCGCTGCTCTCGCGCCTGTGGCACCCGTGGTTCTTCCGCTACAACGCATGGCGCTTCTGGATGCAATTCGTCGAGCGGTTCGGTGAGCCGTTGCTTATCGGCGCCACCCTCGACCCACAACGGATGGTGGAGGAAATTCAGTCCTTGGGTTATGAGGCGGTTCTTGCCGTTCCAGATGGCACGCAGGTCAACCTCATGCAGCCGCATGGAGACGGCCACAAGGCGCTCATCCAAGAACTTGTCAAGCAGGTCAACAAAACCATCCTGGGACAGACACTGACCTCCGATGTTGGCAAGACTGGATCCTATGCTGCAGCCAAAGTCCACAACGAAGTGCGCACCGATCGTCGCAATGCCGATGCGCGGCTCGTTGCTGGAACTATCCAGACACTCATCAATGCGCTCTGGTTGCTCAACGGATTTGATGACACGCCTCCCACGTTCAGTTTCAATACCGAAGACAAGGCCGTCACAACAGACCAGGCGGAGTCGTATGCAAAGCTCAAGGCCGCTGGAATACGGCTCACCGAGCAATATTTACTGCGCGAGCATGACTTTACCGAGGGTGACTTTGTGATCGAACAAGGTCCGCCGCCGCAGCCATCGGCATTGCAGGCCAGTCAATCGCCATTGGCGCTGGCGGCCGGGCAGGGTGGCTCATTTACCCAGGCACAGCAGCAAATTGAGAATCTCGTCGATGCCAGCGTCAATGGCGTGCCGTCTCCGATCGGAGAAGACCGGCTCAAAGCGATCATCGCCAAGGCGAAAAGCCCCGAACATCTGGATGAACTGCTTGCCCAAGAGGCCGCTGGCGCCGACCCAGCCGCCTACCGGCAACTCCTCGAGCGCGCCCTGTTCGCCGCTGACGTGGTCGGATATGTGACTGCAGAGCAGCGCAAAGAATGAAGCCTGTCCCATTCAAAGAGGCCATCGCCTGGGCCAGAAAGCAGAAGGTGGTGCTGCCGACAGAGTATTACGGTCTGCTTCAGGGCCGTGCGCGGGCCGCGGCGTTCTCCATCTCTGGCATGTCCGTGCTGGACCAGATCGAGCGGGTCAAAACCAGCCTCGATCGAGCCATGGAACAGGGCCAGAGTTTCGGCAAGTGGAAGAAGGCGGTCGCCGCCGGCGAAGTGCCGCTCGATCTGCCCGCGCATCGCATCGAGACCATCTTCCGCACCAATGTCCAGGGCTGGTATGCCGCGGGGCGCTGTCGTTCGCACCAGGCCAACAAGGCCAACCGCCCCTATCTCATGTACTCCGCCGTCAACGACAGCCGCACACGACCGGCACACGCCGCCATGCATGGGTTCATCGCTCAGGTGGACGACCCCATCTGGCGCACCTGGACTCCGCCGGCGGGGTTCAACTGCCGCTGCACCCTCATCAGCCTTTCCGAGGCCGAGGCCAAGCAGCGCGGCTTCAAGCCGTTTCCAGGCGCGACGCCGGACATAGGCTGGGACTATTCCCCATGTCACGACGGCCCGGAGGAAGGCGTCGTCCGCGCCATCGAGGGGCGCAAGGGGCGATGCGGACGGGGGATGGACGTCGATCCGGTCGAGCACATCGCCGCCGAGCTGGCCCAGCGGGAGCCGGGGTGGTGCGTGCATCCGGCGTTGAAACAACTCCTCGATCAGCTGCAAGGCCCGCTTGATGAATGGGACGATCCGGAACGGCTGGCACGCATCGTGTTGGGCGAGGACGACTGGCGCAGACGATCCGAATCCGCCATCATCAGGAGCGCATCCGCCGCGGCCGGCGTCGACCTGCCGCACGGCGTGATCCTGAACGCCTACACCGACCGTGGTCTCGACATCTGGAAAGAGGCATTGCTGCTCGGCCGTGTTATCGTTCACGAATCCAGCCTGCGTGGCTGGACTGAAGCGCGCATCCACAAGGCGGGGCTGTTCCTGCACTTGCTGAACGAAGCGGTCAGCCAGCTCAAGCCGGAGCGAGGCACCTTTTACCGCCTCGTCGATACCCGCCCGCGTGGGTTCGGGCAGCGGTTTCGGGAGCAGCACAAGGCGGGGAACACCATTGAGTTTGCCGTTCCAACGTCTGTCATGCGGTCGCTCAATGATCTTGAAAATGGTGGTTATTCTGGCGATATGGTGGTCGAACTGGAGGCCGCGTCTGCGCGCGATATCCAGGCGTTTTCCGTCAGGAATGAGCCGGAGCTACTCTTACCGATGGGCACGCAGGCTATAATCAAATCAACCGATGAAGGATCGGTTGTCGCAATTGAGGATGGATCAGTGAGATCACTACCAGCAAACAAAAAGTTCTCCGCGGATGACGAATATCAGCGCCGTGCTGCTGAAAACAGCAAATGGCTCAAGAACTACCTTGCCGAAATCAAGTCCGGCAAGCGCCGTGCCGTGGTCCACGCCCGCTGGCAGCTCGAAGCCGGCGCACCCGTCACCGAACAGCAGCTCAAGCGCTGGCGGGAGTGGGATCCGAAAGCTGACCACACCGTGAAGGAAAAGTGACCACCCACCTCAACCACTGATTCCTCCAGCCTGCTGAAATACCCCCAGGCCACTTGCGACCTTTTCCGCTGACGGTCCGCCGCGCCGCCGTGTTGGTGCAATATTGCACCATTACGCAATCTCGCCATGCCGACTACCCTCGCCGGCATGAGTGCAAAAACCAACATCCTGCGCTGCCTGGCGCACAGCCCGATCGAACTGCGGGCCAACTCGAACGAGGGTGGTGACAATCGAGCCCGCGTCGCTGGCGTCATCAATTCCGGCGGCGCCATCAAAGACTTCTTCCGCCCATTCGTGCTCGACATGGCCAGCATCCAGGTGGCCGACAATCTCCCCATCCTCTACCAGCACGACCATCGCAAAGTCATCGGTAAGGCGACTGAGGTTCGCAATGATGGCCAATCTCTGAATCTGGCGTCTGGCTATTTGCTCGACGACATTGACGAGACCGCCGCAGAGATCCGAGACAAGGCGCAGGCCGGCATCGCTTACCAAATGAGCCCCGGCATCTATGACTTCAACGTCGAGCGCATCGAAGCGGGCAATGATGTCAACGTCAATGGACGAACCTTTCATGGCCCCATCGACATCTACCGCAATGGCGTCGTGCGAGAGGTGTCCATCGTGATCCTCGGAGCGGACGCTGACACCTCCGCCGTCTTGCTATCGCTCGATGGCGAATCCAATCAACCACAGCAATCGGAGGGCGACATGCCTGACAACACCCAAGCAATGGAGCGGCTTCAGGCCGAAGTCGCCGAACTCAAACAGCAACTCGAAGCCGCCACCAAGGAGCGCGATGCCGCCAAACAGCAGCTTGAAGCGCAGAAAAAAATGGCCAGGCTGACTGCTGTGCGTGACCTGTTCAAACAGCTCGGGCGCGACATTTCCGATGACGGCGTCAAGCCGTACCTCGAAATGTCGGACGAGCATTTCGAGGCATTGCGGAAAGACATGCTCGAACTGCGCGCCAAGCCCGAACACGCCAAGTCCGAACTGCCGGCATCACTGTTCACCGAAACGGCCACCGACGGCGACGTGACCAAGAGTGGCCAGGGCAGCGCCAAGTTCAACCTGAACGTCATTGACATCTACGCCAAACGGAGGAACGCCTGATGGCTATCACTGAAACCAATCGCAATGGAGAGGTGCTGCTCTCGGAAGCCAACGGCGTACTGAGCCGTGAAGTCATCACCATCGCCTCAGGCCAGAACCTGCAAGCCGGCACCGTGCTTGGCCAGGTCACCGCATCCGGCGAGTACGTAGCGCTCAATCCAGCGGCCAGCGACGGTTCACAAAAAGCCGCCGCCGTCCTGCTATACGACATCGATGCCAGCGCGGCATCCGCCAAGGCCACCGCCCTGGTCCGCCTGGCCGAAGTGGCATCCGACTTGCTCGTGTGGCCCGCCGGCATCACCGCGGCGCAGATCTCTACCGCACTCGGCCAGCTGGCCGATAACTATGTCATCGCCAGATAAGGAGACCCGATCATGCCGATGGTAGACCCCTTTACCCCGGACGCATTCAAGCTGCTGACGCTGACCGCGATCATCAACAACCTGGATTATGAGCCGATGCGATTGGGCGAACTCGGCCTGTTCGAAGAGCAGGGCATCACCACCCTGGACGCGGTGATTGAAGAGGACAACGGTGTCCTGGCTCTGGTGGACGTGGCACCCCGTGGCGCCCCCGGCAAGGTAATCACCGGCTCCAAGCGCAAGGTGTACAGCTTCCGCGTGCCGCACCTGCCTGAAAGAGCCTCCATCATGGCTGACGAGTCGCAGAGCGCGCGCACCTTAGGCACCGGGAACGGCGCCGAACTGGTGCGAAACCGCATCGAGGATCGCCTGAAGGCGATGCGGCGCAACATCGACTACACCATCGAGGCCCACCGCATGGCGGCGCTGCAGGGCAACTTCTATGACGTGAACGGCACTCTCAAGAGCCTGTTCACCGAGTTCGGTGTGACTCAGACCACCGTCACCATGACGTTGTCGTCGGCCACCACCAAGGTGCGCCAGGTCGTGCTTGACATCCTCAAGAGCATGGAAGACGGCCTGGCTGGCACTCCATTCACCACCCCGCGTGCGCTGTGTTCCGACGGTTTCTGGCGTGCCTTCATCGAGCATGACGCTGTAAAGGCTGCGTTCGACCGGTACGAGCAGGGCGCCAACCTGCGGCAGGACCCGCGTGCCGGGTTCGAGTATGCCGGTGTGATCTGGGAGCGCTATCGCGGTAACACCCAGGTCGCTGTGCCGGCCAACGAGGCCATCGTGGTGCCCGACGGCGTGCCCGGCCTGTTTATCACCCGCTTCGCCCCGGCCGACTACAACGAGACCGTGAATACTGTCGGTCTGCCGTATTACGCCAAGGGCGAGCGCATACGGTTCGACAAGGGCTGGGACATCGAGGTCCAGTCCAACCCGATCAACCTTTGCACGCGGCCGGCCTCCCTGATCCGCGTCGTCGCCGCCTGATAGGGGGGTGCCATGAAGATCAAGCTGACTGGAACCAACTTGGTGGTGAACGGCGAGACCGTCGAGGACGGCAGCCGCTGCGAGATTGGCGAGGCCGAGGCCCTGGCGTTGATCGACCGCGGCCTGGCCGTGCCGGATGACGGCGCTGCCGAGCCTTCTTCCGACGACGATCGTCACGCACTGATCGTGGACGCCATCCGCGATCTGATCGAATCCGATCCGGAGCGTGCGGACGATTCCATTTGGACCAAGTCCGGCAAGCCGGACATCAAGGCCCTCGAATCGTTGCTCGGTTTCGACGTCACCGCCGCCGAGCGCGATGCGGCCATGGCCGAGGCCATTGACGGGTGACCACACCGTACACCAGCGCGGCGTTATTGATTGATCGGTATGGTGAGGAGGAGCTGATTCAGCTCACCGACCGCACCGGAACCGGATCGATTGATGACGTCGTGCTGGACCAATCGATCGCTGCCGTCAGCGATTGGGTGGATACCCAGGTCCGCAACCGATATGTCGTTCCGCTGAAAACGCCGCTTCCGAACGATGCCATTGCGGCGATCAATGAGCTCGTTCGACACGATCTTTATGTGCAGCAGGGCACCGAGGAGGTGCATGAGCGGCAGAAGTCGGCGGCGCGCTACTGGTACGACATCCGTGATGGCCGCACCTCACTGCCGGGTCAGACCCCTGCCGACAGCGGCGGGGTGATCGCGTCAGGCAAGCGGACCATGGTGTTCACCGACGACTACTTTGCACACATGCCCGGTGGCATCGGATCATGAGCGGGGCATCCGTCACCGTTGATGATGGAGAGCTCCGAAAGCTCCTCAACCGATTGCAGCGGAAATTGGGAGACATGAGCCCCATCATGGACGAGATTGGCGCGACGGTGGCGGACAATGTCCGCCTTGGGTTCAACGATGGCCGGGACCCCTGGGGCCATTCGTGGGCGCCATTGTCGCCCGTCACGATCTACAGGCGCCGCAAAAAATCGAGCCGGCCGCTGAGGGATACCGGACGGCTCATGAACAGCATCACGCACAAAGCGGGACGTGATTATGCCGTGGTCGGCACGAACGTCGAATATGCCGGAACGCACCAGTTCGGAGTTCGCAAAGGCCAATTCGGAAAGACCAGGCGTGGCGCCCCCATTCCCTGGGGCCGTATTCCGGCGAGACCTTTTCTCCCGTTGCGTGATGGCGTGGCGGCCATTCCGCGCGAGTGGAGCGACGAAATCATCGGCATTTTGAATCGGCACATTGGGGAATCCCTATGATCCAGGCGCTCATTCCAGTCATTGCAGGCATCATCGGCAAGCTTGTCGATCGCGCGGTTCCCGACAAGGATCAGGCGGAACAGCTCAAGGCGCAATTGCAATCTCAATTGCTCGCCATGCGGCATCAAGAGTTCCGTGCCGCCGCGGACATCATCATTGCGGAAGCCACTGGCGAAAGCTGGCTGCAGCGTTCATGGCGGCCGATCGTCATGCTCACATTCTGTGGGCTCATCGTCGCACGCTGGCTTGGGTTCACGGCGCCCAATCTCACGGAGCCGGAATATCTTGCGCTTTGGGACATCGTCAAGATCGGCCTTGGCGGCTACGTCGTCGGGCGGAGCGCGGAAAAGGTGACGAAAGCGTGGACACAGCAAAAGTAACGACGCAAAAGATGACGACCGAAGCAGAACGACTTGCGCGGATCGAGGCGCGCGTGGATGGCATGTACTCCGAGATGCAATCCATGCGGCGCCTGATGGAGCGCCAGATCCGCGTCGAGGAACAGCATGCGCGGCACGCGGAATCGATCCAGCGCATGGGATCGAAGATTGAGCGACTTGAAACAAGAATGGAGGCAATCGAACGCGCCGTGCATCACAACAATTGGACCATCTCCAGGTGGGAACGCTACATCTGGTTGGCTGTCACTTCTGGAATGGGGCTGATCATCTGGGCCATCAAAGTCGGAGTTCATCCATGATCGTGCTCGCTTATCTGAAAAATATCGGCATCGCCATCGATCAGATGTTTAACGCGCTGTTTGCCGGCGATCCCGATGAAACGCTCTCTTCACGCATGGGTAAAGCGATCAGAGAGGATCGTTGCAGAATCTGCAGACCGATTTGCAAGCTGCTCAACTGGCTCGACCATCGTCCTGGGCGCCATTGCTTGATGGCAATCGAAGAAGATGAAGGAGCCAATGATCTCACGAGGTGAAATGAATCATGAGTGATCTGATTCGCCGGTTTTTCGATGATTTTTCGTCGAATGACAGAGCATTGCGGGCAATGGGTTACAGCCAAGGCTCTCAGCGGCTTGCACGTTTGATGGATGAAGCGAACCTCGACGCAAATCACATTTGGGTGAAGGCAGAACCCATTGGAACGGCGCACATTGATTTGTCCAAGAAAATTGGCGTTGCCGTCAGCAAATATCGCGACGGGACCGTCAACGGTCCGACAAATATACGCAAAGTTGGAACTGAATTCTGGGTCTGTAATTACTATTCACAAATTTCTCGATTTGACGAGAACTGGAGTTTCCTTGGTTATTGGGGGCGTTTTGGGGACGCTATAAATACTGCTCTTTATAATTCTGTTCGAGATATTGCCGTCGATGAAGCAAATGATCGTGTGTTCATTGTGATGTCAAACAATAATAGAGTTCGCTGTTTTTCATTGAGCAGTGCCGATCACATTTGGTCTTGGGGGGATGGATCAAAAGGCGATTATGCGACGAATCAACCGGACTTCCCATGTTCATGTGAGGTATTACCGAATGGTAATCTGGCTGTTGCAGTTAAAAATGGTCGCGGGACTATTGGCGGCCAAGAAGGCATATATGGTGGGTATATTGCCGAATTGGATGCCGAAACAGGCAATCCAGTTGCATGTCGACTGATGAAAAAGACGGATGGTTATCCTTGGCAGGATGAAGTTTCTCTGCCTACGCAAATCCGCATCCTCAATGGTCGACTCTATATATCAAACAATGATATTAACTTGATTGGCGTATTCGATCCTACCACATGGGATTACATCGAGACGTTTGCGCGTCCTGCCGGATTCGATGTGCAAAGCGTCTATCCGAATGGTATTTGCCTCAATGATGCTGGAGACCAGTTGGTAGTTGCAGCGAATTCTCCGAAATTAGTCGTTGCGCTTGGTCTGACAGATCACGATTACAAGTGGCATTCCGGAACAGCCGGGTGGGATGATCGTGTTTCAGCGGAAAACAAACCGGGCGAGTTTTTTAGCATTAATGGCATATTGCCGATTGGGAATGGGTTTTATGCTGTTGCCGATATGGGGAACAATCGCGTCTCTATTGTTCCAGAGTTCAATTATTTTCCAGTCCAATATCAATTCTCTGTGCCGCCTGGATACCGACTTGTCAAAGAACAATTGCCGCCAGGGTTTGACCCATCGACAGGAATCTTGATGGTGCATATTGCAGAACTCCAGAATGTTTCGCCGATCTATCTGGCTTGTGAGAGGGAGGCTGCGTGATTCTCGATCATGAGTATCACATCCGCCAGCGCCTTGCAGGAATCCAAAATTGCCGAGGCGTTCATGGCATGATTGATTTTGACGAGCGCACGGCCGCCGGCAAACAGCTCCCAGCCATTTTCGTCGGCACCGACGGCTATCGCGTCTCTCATCTCGCCGGGCAGAACCGCGCGGCACAGATCGACATTCGATGGCTGATCGTGATCGCCGGAAGAAACGTGGCGAACATACGAGACGGGCAACCCGCAAGAGAAAGCGTTTCCAGCGTTGCAGGAGAGGCGTTTTCCCGGCTTCTCGGCTGGTTGCCGCCCAATTGCCAGGCATTCACCCCGAATGACGGCTACCGCCCCATTCATCAATCCGGGCTGTTGCTGTTCCCACTGATCTTCACGTCACGCATGCTCATCGAGGCCGCACCATGAAAGTGAAACTGCTCAAACCGCACGAACACCAGGGGCGTCGTCGGTTGCCTGGCGACATCCTCGACCTGGATGAATCGACGGCCCAATGGCTCATCGATATCGGCGTCGCCGAAGCGGCGCCCAACCGTAAACCCAAAACCACAGGAGACTGACCATGGCCTATTTCTCCGGACAGGGGCGCGTCTACATCGGCGCCCGTGATGCCGCCGGCAATCCGCAGGGGCTCAAATATGTGGGCAACGTGCCTGAACTGAAAGTGTCGCTGTCGGTGGAGACCCTGGAGCACCAGGAGTCCACCAGTGGCCAGCGGCTTACCGACCTGCAGCTGATCAAGACAAAAAAGGGCGAGTTCTCCTGCACTCTCGAGGAACTGGTGGCCGTCAACCTGGAACTGGCCCTCTACGGCACCACTACCCAGGTCGCGTCGGGTTCCGTTACCGGCGAGGCGTTGCCCAATCCCGTCACCCCTGGCAGCCTCTATCTGCTGGCGCATCAGAACGTCTCCTCGGTGGTTGTAAAGGACTCCTCCGCAACGCCGAAAACCCTGCCTGCCAGCCAGTACACGGTCAACGAAAAGCACGGCTCCATCGTGATCGACGACGCCACCACTGGCGGCCCCTACACCGAGCCGTTCACGGTGGATTACGCCTACGGCGCCGCGCAGAGCACCGCCATGTTCACTCAGCCGCTGCCCGAACGGTGGGTGCGTTTCGAGGGGCTGAACACCGCCGACAGCAACCGCGAGGTGGTGATTGACCTCTACCGGGTCGCCATCAACCCGGCAAGCGAGCTTTCGGTGATCACGGACGAACTGCTCAAGTTCGAGCTGTCCGGGCAGGTGCTCGCCGATACCCTGAAGCCCGCCACCGGCGATCTTGGCCAGTTCGGCCGCATCGTACTGCTGTGATGGAGCCGATGAACGACGATCTGGAAACGCTCGCTGACGAAGGCGTGGAGCTGGAAATCGCCGGGAAGAAGCTGCACCTGCGCCCCCTGCGGGTGCGGCAAATTCCAGCTGTGAGCCGCGCGCTGGCGCCATTGGCCTCCGCGGACATGGACTGGAAATCGGACGATCCTGTCACCTGGCTGCCGCTGTTGGCAATGGGCGACCACCTCATCGAGGCGGTGGCCGCAGCGACCGATCAGCCGATGGAATGGGTGGGCGAGCTCCAGCCGGTGGAGTTCACTCGCCTGCTGGCGGCGTGCCTGGAGGTGAATGGCGATTTTTTTCGCCGACAGGTCGAACCGACTCTGGATACGGTGAACGGCCTGATGGACAAGATCGGCATGGCTGGTCCCGAATCGCCGTCCGCCTCGGCATCGCCCCAGGAGAGCTGATGGAAATGAGCGCCGCCGCAGTCATGCGGCTGGCGCGGGCGGCCGAACTGGAAGAGCGCCGCCGCTTGCTCGAGTTCTCCGTCGCCATGCGCGCGGCCCAGGCGGACGAAAAAGGGTGGAAGCAATGGATGAGAGAGATGGGAGAAGGTCAGTAAAGATTGCGCTCCATCTCTTTCATGCGTTTCTGGCGCCGCCATTTGATGAACTCTTCGATCAGCAGAAGAACGAGAAACGTCAGAAACGCACCAGCGGCGAGTTTCACAATGAATGATCCATTCATCAGCATCCCTGCCACGAGAATGAAGCCGAACATCAAATAACCGATAAACAGGAACAGTAACCGCGCCATGGCAGACCCTCGTCTCAATATCCGCATCTCTGTCGACAAAGATAAGGCGGAGCGCGCACTGAAGCAAGTTCGCGGGTCGAGCGAACGCCTCGGTGATGCTTTGCGGCGCATCGGTCATTATGGCGCCGCGGCATTCGCCGGATGGGGAATCTCGGAGTTGGCGTCCGGCATGGCCAGGCTGTCGCAATCGGTCACCCTGGTCGAGGCACGCCTGCGGCTCGTGACAAGCGGCGTCAAGGAGTTCGTCGCCGCTCAAAGAGATTCCATTCGCATCGCCACGCAGACCGGGCAGGGCTACGGCGATGTCGTGAACCTCTATTCCCGGTTGTCGCTCGCGCTCGACGGCGTGCAAAACCGCCAGCAGCGCGTTTCCACGCTCACATCTTCTGTGGCGAATGCGCTGCGCGTGTCCGGCGCCAGTGCAGCCGAGGCGTCGTCTGTCATCACGCAATTTGGCCAGGCGATGGGCTCTGGTGTTCTCCGTGGCGAGGAGTTCAATGCGATCATGGAGAACGGCCAGCGACTCGCCAAGGCGCTGGCCGACGGCCTGGGTCTGCCGGTTGGCAAATTGCGTGCATTGGCTGAACAGGGACTGCTCACCGCCGAGGTCGTCGAACGCGCTATTGCGTCCCAGGCAAAAACGCTCGCGCGTGAAGCGGCGACCATGCCACGAACCATCGAGCAGGCGATGACGAATGCCACCGATGCGGTGGCGCGCGCGCTCAATGAGCTGGATAAGCAGTGGCACGTGACCAGCGGGGTGGTTTCCGGCATTGATTCATTGGCGGACAATGCCGGCACCGCCGTTCGGTCGTTGGCGGCCGCCATCCAATCCGCGTTGATTCCGGCTACGATCGCTCTGGCCACAAAGGGGCTGCTGCTCGCCCAATCGATCTCTGCGCAGATCACGCAGCGCGTCAGAGAGCGCATCGCGGAACGCCAAGCCTACGCGGCTCGTCTCCAATCATTGCGTGCAAGTGTCGAGTACACCCGCCTCAAGCTCGCAGAGGCGGAAGCGACGGTGGCGTCCGCCACTGGCATGCGTCGCCTTGCGCTGGTCGAACAAACGCTCATTCCAGCCCAGGAGCGGCTCCGTGCGGCGCAAAGATCGTTGAATGCCACCATGGCTGCCGCACCGTCTCTGATCGGCGGAATCCGCGGAGCCCTGAGCCTGCTCGGCGGCCCGATCGGGTTGATCACGACATTGTTGACCTTCGGCATTACAGCCTGGGCGAGCTGGGGGAACGAGGCGGAGAGCGCTGCTGAAAAAGCGAAACGCAGGGTAAACGAAGTCAACGATGCCCTGGACAGGCTCGAGCGCCGGAAAAAATTTGGCACAGGAGACGCGGCGCTATTCCGAGAGGAGCTCAATCGGCAATACGCCCGCCTGTCTGCGTTGCGCGAGAGTGCAGCGGTCACCTATCGCGGGCGCCCGACGGAAACGCTCAAGCGCCAAATCGCGGAAACCGAACGGCGCATCGATCGTCTCCGGAACGCGCTTGCTTCTCTCGATGCGGAACGGCGCAAACTGGAAAGCGTCGGCACGGGCAAGAATGGCGGTCCCACCGCGCTCGGCCAAGAGATTCTGCGCAAGCAATGGGACGCTTACATCAAACGCTTTGCCCAGGGGCGCGAAAAACTCAAGGTTGAGATGGACAAGCTGCGCCAGATGGCGCGCCAGGCGGGCATCAAAGAGACCAGTGATGAATTCAAGCGCGCGGCGGAAGCGCTGCGACGAAAAGTCATCGGGGAGCAAGAGGCGAAAGCGAAAAAAGACGCGCTGAACGCGCGCCGTTCCGCATTGGCCGCGGAACTCAATCTTTTGCAAGACGGCCTGCAGCGGCAATCCACGACACTCGAATCTGCGCTGAAAGATCGCTTGATCTCCATCAAGAACTATTACCGCCGCAAGGCGGAACTGGAACAGCGCGCCATCGATGCAGAGATCGCAAATACCCGCAAGCGGCTGGAGATCGCCACTCAGACCGGCGACAAACAGGCCGTCGTCCAACTCGAGACGGAGCTCATCCGGCTCTCGCGCGAACGCGAATCCATCGCCATCCGTGCATCGCGCGAGCAAGCAAAAGCGGAGCGCGAGCTCGCTGACGCGCTGGCCAATGTGCGCGACGAGCTGGCCCGTCTGACCGGCATGTCCACGGCTACACAGCGCCGCGAGGCCATCGCCCGCGGCTACCGCGATTTGCGCGCCCGGCTGCTTGCGGAGAATGACACGGCCGGGGTATCGCTCGTCGATCGCTTGATCGACGTCAAGGCCGCGCAGGCCAACCTCGATGCGTTGGAATCGAAATGGCGCCTGGCGCTCGACCGGATGCGCAATGCAGAAGAATCCATTCACATCCAGCAACAGCAGGGGCTCATTACCAATGCCGAAGCGCAAGACCGCATCGCAGCGGCCCATCGCCAGGCGGCCGACGTTCTGCGCAGCCTGCTCCCGTCGATGGAACAGGCCGCCAATGCCATTGGGCCGGAGGCGGTTGCCAGGGTGCAGGCATGGAAGAATGAGCTTGCGTCGGTGCAAACCGTCATCGACCCCATCGCGCAAACGCTCAATACCGATTTCAAAAACGCTTTCACTGAGGCGTTCACTGCCATTGGATCTGGGGCGAAGAATGCGAAGCAAGCGTTTCTGGATTTCGCCCGCTCCATCGTCGCTTCCATTCAACGCATCCTGGCGCAGAAGCTCTCTGAACAGATCCTCGGGAGTTTCTTCAAGGGATCCGGAGGCGCCGGTGGGTTCATCGCTGGACTGCTGAAGGGCTTTGCAACCGGCGGTTATGTCACCGGACCCGGCACATCCACATCAGATTCCATCCCAGCCAGGCTGTCCGCCGGCGAATATGTGATCAACGCCGCCGCCGTGAAGCGAGTTGGCGTTGCATTCTTGCACGCCATCAATAATTCCGGATTCGCGTCATCTGGGCCGAGCCTTGCTTTCGCGGCTGGTGGGCTCGTGCCGTCGCAAAAACCAGCGGCTCCGCAATCGGGTCAAGGTGTGCGGATTCTCAACGTGATCGACCCGAATCTTGTGCATGATTACATTGCCAGTGCAGAAGGAGAAAAGGTGATCATCAACCACATTGAACGCAACGCTGGGCGCGTCCGGCAGGTGCTTGGAGGTTGAATCATGGCCTATGAGACTGGAACCATCACGAATACCAGCGGGAGCTTCACACTGGCCCATCAAAACCTGCTGGAACACATCAAAAACAAGGTGGCCGATACGGCATTTATGGGATCAGGGCAGGAGTGGACTGTCATGCGCTATGACACGTCTACGGATACCCATGAATTGATTTTGAAGGGTGTCGGGTTGTCCGGAACAGAAGAAATTTTTGTTGGGATTCAAGCGTATCATGATGTGAATGCAGATTATTATAATCTCTGCGTGCAAACATTTACCGGATATGTTGCATCAAACACATTTGACAACCAACCAGGCGCCAGCGGTCCGATTGGTGTCCCAGCACACAATACAAGCATCACGTATTGGCTGATTGCAAACGCGCAGCGAATTGCAATTGCAATGAAGGTTGGAACCCCTGTTTATGAAACATTTTATATTGGGAAGTTCCTTCCATACGACACTCCAAACCAATATCCATATCCTGTTGTTGCAATGGGAATGTTCAATGGCAGGTCTGCAAAACGTTTTTCCGATACGGATTATTTCATGCCATATCGTGGCGACGTGCAAAATTCAAAGTTAAGAAAACTGGACGGAACGTGGATTACGCCTTCTTCTTCTCCATGGATAAATCCGAATATAAAAGACGCCCTTCGGGATACTGAGGGGAATTATCATATTTTGCCTGTCGAGCTTTGCGATAACAGTAACATTTTTGGATACCTCGATGGCATTGGATATGTGAGCGGTTTCAATAATGCTGTTGAGAATATTGTTGACGTGAACGGGAAGCAATATCTTGTCGTGCAAGACGTCTGGAGAACAGGTTTTTCAGATTATTTCGCTATGGAGCTGAACTGATGCCATATCAAACAGGGATAGCAAATAGCGCGTCCGATCTTGTGACGACAATCGAGTCATTCGCAACCTCGAACGGATGGACAAAAACTGGAAATGTTTTGCATTCCTCCACTTGTTTTGTTGAATTGTCATCAGATAATTCCGTTAATCAGGTAATGTGCAAAGGAGGAACCGGGATTGACGCCTCCAATTCGCTGACAGGTGGTGGCGCAGACGTTTATGGTAGGATGCGAGATATAAACCCGAAACAAATCACATATCCTGTCACATATCACTTGTTTGCGCATACGCAACCAGAAACAATAATTTGCGTCATCAATTATGACACGATCTATTTTCAATATTTGGCGTTTGGAATTGCCACAAATCTTGGCGTTCCTGGAACGTGTAATTTTGTTTCAGGCTCCATTTCAAAAAACGGACTTAGCAATATATATCATAAATATAATGAAGGCGGCGAATGGGGTTATAGTAGCGCTGCAGCCATGTTTTGGAACAAGACAGGGCTTAGTTATGGGAATTTCCGAGGGAGCTTCATCCATGTAAACCTTGATGGTGTCGATTGGGCTGGAACGACATCACAAAGGGCTATGGTTTCAGCATATACACCAAAATTATTACAGCGTCAGCCGAATGCGATCAATAATCGATCAGTATTTATTCCGCTTAATATTTTGTTTGACAGGCCGAGCTCTAAAATATCCTTGATAGCAAGGATTGAGCATTGCCGATGCTTAAGGATCGATTATTACGATCCGGGCGACATTGTGACGATAGGTCAAACAAAGTGGAAAGTTTTTCCGTGGTATAAAAAAGACGTCTCAAATCGTGATGGCGGAACTAACCATTCGGGTACGTCAGGATGGGCAATATTATATGACGGGCCATAGCAATGCCGATATTGTCAGGAATATTGATCAGTAAGTCTGATTCCCCTGGGACAATATTTCATGTGTCAACTGACTTATCCAATTATGAGAAATTGGATTGGCCGCCACTTGCCGGAGTTTCTTTTCATTTAGAAAGAGGCGTTCTGATAGAAAATTACCCTGTAACCCAATCTGGGTCGAGAATTGCATCGGGATATTATCTTTGGGGGTTTGAACAGGATTGGTATCACCGCATCCACCTCCGTCCAGCAGAAGTGGATTTAGGATATGTGCTCTCAGACCAGGTCAGGCAAATCGAGGTCTGGAATGCTCATTTCTCTGCGAAAACGCTCAACGCAGTGAATGCATCCGGCGCGGACGGGATTACTATTACAGGGCCGACACCGGAACCAACGACGTTTCAGCCGCTGGAGAGCCGAAACTACACATTGACGGTTTCCAATACTGGCGCGCCAACCATTGATGCCACGTTCAGTTTTGCATTCACCGGCGAGACCCCCAAATTGCTGGTTACAGGGGATCGAGTTTCCGTTTGGAAAACGCGGCCAAATTGGTCGCGCGGTATCCGCGAACGTTGGGAATGGCTCACTGATGTGCTCATCGCTCATGACAATCACGAGCAGCGAGTTCGATTGCGCGCTCGCCCCAGGCGCAGCGTCGAATTTGATATTTTGCCGCATGAGCAGGAGCGTCAATGGCTTGAGAATGCCCTCTGGAAATGGCAGGCGCGGACATTTGCGGTTCCGGTCTGGCCGGATCAGAAACGCCTCGATGTCGATGCCGCAGCCGGCAGCAACGCATTGAGCCTCGATACATCAGAGGCGGAGTTCGAGGTTGGAGGTCTTGTGATTTTGCTCGGCGACGGTATTGCGGAAGCTGGAGAAATCACAGTCGTCTCAGCCACTGGTTTGTCACTGAAAACACCGCTGCAGATGGATTGGCATGCTGGGGCCTCGGTTTTTCCGGCACGCCTCGGGCGCATCGGCGACCGTCAAGCGGTGGATCGATTGACAAATGCCGTGAGTCGCGCCGTTGTGCGATTCGACTTCGAGGATTCTGGCCAGGTGTTCACGGCTCAGGACTCCACTGCCAGCTATCGCGGATGGCCAGTGCTCGAGGATGGCCCCAATTGGGTTGAGGATCTCAAGCAGGAATACCATCAAAAGATTGTTGAGTTCGATTGGCGAACTGGTGGCAGATTCGTCGAGTATCAAGCCGACGTGCCGAATCAGCTCCAATCGTTCCGTTGGACATTGAGCGGACGAACGGCCATCGATGCATTCCGGCGGTGGCTGTACGCCCGCGCCGGCCGCTTGGTGCCGTTCTGGTTCCCGCAGCCGTCCAATGACTTGACCGCGACCCAAATCATCGGCGCCGGTTCCACCCAGCTCACCGTTCGTCACGTCAATTACACCCTGTTCGCACAGGGGCAGCCTGGACGGCGCGACATTCGCGTCCAATTGCATGACGGCACCGTGCTCTATCGACGTGTCGTTGCGGCCAATGAGTTGTCGGTTGCAGAAGAAAATTTGGAATTGGACGCGCCATTATCGTCCACGGCGACGATCGCACCAGAGGAGATCGTGCGGATTTCCTACCTGCAGCCGTGCCGGCTCAATCAGGACGCGGTGGAAATCCTTTGGCACACTGACCAACTGGCGGAGTCCTCAGCCATTATTCGCAGCGTGAACGATGACGTTTGACACCCTGGAAAAATCCGCGATCGATGGCGCACCAGTTGAACTCTATGAGTTCACCATTGGGCCGAACCACTGGCGCTATACGTCCGGCGATGAAAATCAGGTATTGAACGGGCTGACGTTCAAGCGAGAACCACTGAAGCGATCCAAGCTCGAAATTGGAGAAGAAATCAATCGCGCCAATCTGAAAATTCATCTCCCGCGCGATAATCCCGTTGCAGATCTGTTTCGGCTCTATCCGCCAGGAGCGGTAATGCTGGTGCGCATTTGGCGGCGGCACCGCGGAGACGCGGATGCCGTTTTGCTCTGGCATGGGCGCGTTCTCAATTGCGAGTTTGCCGGCGGAGAAGCGATCCTGCACTCAGAGCCAGCGCTCACATCATTGCGGCGCAACGCCCTGCGTCGTTTCTGGCAACGTCAGTGCCCGCATGTGCTTTACAGCACATCATGCAAGGTCTCGCAATCTGCTTACAAGATCAGCGATCAAGCGTCCGCCGTAAACGGAACTCAGGTCGACGTGCCCGCGGCCGCCGGTCAGGCGGATGGCTATTATGCAGGAGGTATCTTTTCCTGGGGCAACCCATCCGGCGTCGTCGAGTCTCGCATCATCTTGTCGCATACTGGAACCACATTGACGCTGGCCGCCCCAATCCATGATCTCGTGGCAGGAGACACGGTAGATATTTCACCTGGGTGTGATCACACTTTGAGCACATGCACGGGGCGTTTCGGCAACGCGGAAAATTACGGCGGCTGGCCGTATATCCCCAGAAAAAATCCCTTTGGTGGGACCACACTATTTTGAGGAGAAAGCCATGTGGGGGCTTCTGATCAAGTTCATCATTACATCAGTATTGAGCTATGTGCTCGCGCCGAAGCCGCAAAAACAAAACGCCACGCCGGCCGCACTAAAAGATTTCGACATACCGACCGCCGATGATGGCAGGCCGATTCCGGTCATTTTCGGCACAGCGGTCATTCGTGGCCCCAATGTCGTCTGGTATGGTGATCTCTATGCGGACCCCATCGTCAAGGAAGGCGGGAAAAAATGAGGATAACGGTTAATGATGCGCGCGAACTTGGTTATTGCAGTCGCGGCATGCGAAACTGGTTTAAGCGCAACGGTCTGGACTGGTCGCGGTTCGTTCGTGATGGCCTGCCGGCGGAGGTTCTGATTGCCACCGGCGATGCCATGGCAGTTGAATTAGTTGAACACGTGAGAGGTCGGAATGGGCGGCAGCAGCGACAGTGAAGCCATTGTTGGATACCGCTATCATCTCGGTATTCACTTTGCGTTATGCCACGGCCCCGTGGACGAGGTTCAGGAGATTCTTGTTGACCAGCGTACCGCATGGATCGGATCAGTATCATCGACTCAGGACATCAGCATCTCGGCTGCTGGATTGTTTGGCGGAGAAAGTCGCGAGGGCGGTATCAGCGGCACGGTCGGGCTTTTGTTCGGGGAGCCAACCCAGGCAAGAGACGGCTATCTCGTGTCGAAACTCGGATCGGCAATTCCAGCATTCCGTGGAGTATTGAGCGCCGTCCTGAAGCGCTGTTATATCGGCACAAACCCCTATCTCAAGCCCTGGGCGTTTCGTGTCAAACGCATTCCTGGCAAGGGCTGGTATTCCGCCAAATCAGAAATTGGCGGGCACGCCAATCCGGCCCATATCCTCTATGAATGCATCACCAATGCAGAGTGGGGAATGGGCTATCCTGACTCCAGCATTGACGACGCCAATTTCCGTGCTGTCGCCGACACGCTCTATGACGAGGGGTTCGGCCTCTCCATGATCTTCAACCAGCAGGCGCCCATCCATCAGTTCATTCAGACGGTGGTGGACCACATCGGCGCGGTGTTCCGGCTCAACCCTGGCACGGGTCTGTTCGAGATCAAGCTGATTCGCGACGACTACACCCCGGCAGATCTGCCACTGCTCAACGAAAGCAACATCATTGCCCTGGATCGCTACCAGCGCGCCGCCTGGGGCGAAACGGTCAATGAGATCATCCTCAAATATCAAGACAATGATTTCAAGCCTGTCAGCGTCACCGTGCAAGATATCGGAAACATTCACATGCAGGGCGGCGTGGTTTCTGAATCTGTTGAGTTGACCGGCATCCATGACGATCTGCTGGCACAGCGTGTAGCCATGCGCGAACTGCGATCCAGATCCACACCTGTGAGCAGCGTGCGAATATCTGCTAACCGTCAAGCATGGGGGATTCTGCCGGGTGACGTTTTCCGCCTCTCCTGGCCGAAACTTGGGCTGTCCGATGTTGTTTACCGTGTCCTCAATATCGATTTTGGCGAGTTGGACAATGGGCAAATCATCATTGACGCAGCAGAGGACATTTTCGGGCTGCCGAACGACAGCTACACAAAACAAGAGCCCATCGGATGGGTCTCGCCGAACAGCCCACCAGCCGCCGCGCCCCATCGAGTTCTCTATGAGGCGCCCTATTGGGATGTGGTTCGCCTCCTCGGAGAGCCGGACGCTCAAGCATTGGCCGCCGACGCGGGCTTTCTAGTCGCAGTTGCCACCGCGCCAACTGGCGATTCCATCCAATTCCGTTTGTTGGACCGCGTCGGGAGCGCAAATTTTGCTGAAGTAGGCACCGGCCATTTCAGCCCGACAGCAACGCTTTCTGCAGACATCTCTCCCGCCATTGCATCGATTTTGTCGTTCAACAACGACGATCGTCTCAGTGATTCGGTGGTCGGCGGATATGCATTGCTCGGCGATGAGCTCGTTGAAGTCACCGCCATCGATCTTGCTGCCAAGACCGTCACGGTGAATCGCGGCATTCTCGATACCGTTCCCAAGGCATGGCCGTCCGGAACTCGTATCCTGTTCTGCTATACCCTGCGGGGGTACGATGCAACGGAGCGCGTGCAAGGGGAAGCGGTGAATGTAAAAATTCTCACTGTCACCGGAACTGGCGTGCTCGACGAGGCCAGCGCGCCCATCGACACGCTCACTCTCGATGCCAGGCAGGCGCGTCCATATCCTCCAGGGAACGTCCTCCTGAATGGCGTCGCTTACCCCTCAACAATTACCGGACAGCTGACGATCACATGGTCGCATCGTGATCGGCTGCAGCAGACGGCTGGATTCACTCGTCAAGATGCCGGGGACATTGGACCGGAAACCGGGACAACATACACGCTACGGCTCTATGACCAGAATGACGTGCTCGTGCGAACAGAAACCGGCATTACCGGAACGAGTTACACCTGGACAACAGAAGATTCAGACAGTGGGCTGCCGGCTGGAACGCTCAATTCATCTCTCAGAATCGAATTAGAGGCCGTGCGCGACGGACTCACATCGCATCAAATGCATGACATCAGCGTGTCCAGATGATGGCAATTCATGGACACTATGTGGACTCAAGCCACATAAGATATTGATATATCTGGAAAAACTTCCGCTTAGGAGGCGGTTGCTCTATCCGGCTGAGCTACGAGGGCGGGGCGGAGATTATACTCGCAGAACCTTTACCGAAGCCACATCGGGCCGCGGCTCGCGGTCTGCGGCCACCCGTGCGACGTTCC